CGGAACGGTCCAGCCACGTTCGCGTCTAGAAGCGTGTCCACGACGTAACATTCATGGAAACCTTCCTCAGCGACTGCAAAACGCTCACACATTGACCCGCCTCACCGTTAATTCACGCCACAAAGACGCAATGTCACTCAATTCACTGTCTGGCAGTGCCAGTGTCTTGCCATGCCCCAAGTCCGTGTCCTTTGCGCGCTCAAGAAACCTTTGCCTTGATGCCCAACCCACAATGCCGATGCCGCCTTGTGCTTCCTCGCATGACACAACCACGTCGGCTTGGAACTTTTCTGCTGAACGGAATAATGTGTTGCTGCCGCGAAACCGTGCCTTCACGTCAATGCTTACATCGCCAGCGAAAAGGTCAGCGCCGTTGTCAATTCCAAGGTGGTACGGGCTGAATGGCAGCATCAGTGCCTTCGCAACAGCGCACTCTGCCTGTATGCCAAGCAGATCAATGTCACCGCTTTCCTCTGGCGATACCCGCTGTCGCTCAAGACCGCTTGCACGGTTCATCTGCCAGCGCATACGGCTTGCCTGATAGCACTGCGCCTTCTCTTGCCGTGAGAGTTTGACAATCACTTCGACAAAAACCCTGTCGTGTCATAGCCGCTGCGGCTGTTCTGGAAGCTGTTGAGTGTTTCGCAGTGCGAACAGATGCGATTACCAGCGTGATAACTCTCAAAGTCCTTGCGACAGTGCAGGCAAGTCCTTTGCTTTGTTCTTTTGGTCGGCATCCAATGATCCGGCGTCTTCTCCAGATACGTCGAATAATTTAGGCCGTCGCTACTCACCTTTTTTGCCATTGTGCCGCCCCGCTAATAGGTCGAAAAAGTCAGCCATAGGCAGGCAAACCAACTCCCGCTTGTTGTCTGCTTTGAGAACAAGCGCATCATTGTCTTCCAGCCAGCCATAAATCTGTTTAAAGCCGTTGCCCCGGCATTTGATTTCAAGCACCCACTTATCGACATCGTTGCTAACAACAACATCACCCTTGATGCTGGCACCACCTGACAGCGGCACCCTGTAGGCGTCCAGACCATGATCCAGTGCCTTCAAGCGGACGTTGTTTTCAGTGCGGTAGCCCTTGTCACGCTGGCTCTTGCTCATCAATGATCCAATCTGCGCTTGTCACCTGTCCGTCCGTCAGCCGGTCAACAAGGACCATGTGCTTGCCCGTTGGCATGGCGACACGGTTCAGCCACTTCCAAACAGCGACGTTGGAAACGCCCACCTGTTTGGCAAAAGCTGTTGCTGTCATTTCATTTTGGACGAGATATTGGTTCAGACGCATAATTTACCCCTAGTTAGACGGGTAATTTAGTCTGACTGATTTATGCTTGTCAAATGCGTTAATCTACATTACCGTTATTTTTAACTACAGGTTATAGACAACTTAGAGGACTAAGAGTATGAACCAACCTTTCGTGTGTTTAGCACCGGGTTTGTATAAATGTGGGCAGGGGTTTTTTGGCTTGAGTGTTACAAGATGGTCAAACCCACAAACTGCCCCGCCTGCAAGCCTTGAATACGCATACAGCGGCCTTGAGCCGCCCGTGCCACCACGCATTTTTATAAATCGTTGGTGGAATAAAAAACTTGCGAACTGTGGAATCACATCGCCGCCTTGGAGAGTGAAATGGAATACCCTAACAACTTACTTGCTTGCAGGACTGCTGCACGCCTATCCCAAGTGCGGGTAGCGCAGGAACTAGATGTTAGTCAAAGCGAATATTCAAGAATGGAAATAGGCCGACGCCAGGTTGGCCAACATGCAGATAAACTGGCTGAAATATTTGGCGTTTCAAAAGAAAGGCTACTTGAAAATAGCAAGCTTGAAACAGCGCCGCCAGAAAACGGATATACCTCTACGAAGCTGCCAGTGTACGGCAGGCGGATGGTTGGACGTTACTGTATGTTACAGTTTGACGAGGAGCCAATAGAAATGGTTGATAAGCCATCTTCCCTCACAACACATGCTTACGGTGTTTATGTACCCGGTGACAGCATGGAGCCAAGAATAAAGGCCGGTGATTTGCTCTATATTGAGCCTCACCAGCCAGTGCGAAAAGACGATCTGGTTGTAGTTGGATATGACGAGGCTGGCCCTCGCGAAATACTCCAATATCAATGCCAGAAAGACAATAAGATCATACTTACAAGAGCGAATCCTTCTGAAACGATTACAGTTAATTCAGAAGACATTCATACTCTTGAGCGAGTGGTAGGCGTAAAGTTTCTGTAACCACGGGTAAATTAAACCTTTACCTATGCGGGTAACTATTCTACTTTACCCGTATGACAACGATTACCTCACCAACTAAGACTAAGGACGCGCCCGAAAAGCGCGTCCCTAGTTACTTGACTAGCTTCAAGCTGCCCACATCTGCGCTGGAAAAGCGACAGACAACCATTGGTGGCAGCGATATCAACATATTAGCAAGTGCCGATGAAGCACGGATCACCCGTCTGTATGAAGAAAAGTGCGGGCTGGTAGAGCCAGAAGACTTGTCGACAGTGTGGCCCGTGCTGATGGGCTGGACTACAGAGCAACTAAACACCGCTTGGTTTGGCTACAAGCACCAGTTAGTTGTCGAAAATCAGCAGTTAGTCATTCAGTCAAAGAAGCTGCCGTTTATGCGTTGTACGCTGGACGGAAGCCTGCCCGATTGGGAAGGCGCTCAATCAGTATTCGATGCCAAGTTTACGCTTGGCCGCCCGTTGAAGGGTGAGGCATGGGCAGATGTTGTCCCTCGCCTTGTTAAGACATACAGCCCACAATTACATTGGAACGGCAGGCTGCTGGAAGAACACACCGGCAAGCCTACTAAGTTTGGCATATTGAGCATTATTCGCGGCGGTGATGCGCCAACAACGCATGTCATCAAGCTAGACAAGCATTACACAGATCACCTCATCGACTTGGCGACAGAGTTTATGCACGCCGTCGAAACTGGTGAGCCGCCATATATCCCCATCCCTTTAGACGCGCCTGTGCCTATGGATGAGCGCGTCCAGTACGACATGGGTGAGCATAAGAAGGCGTCAGATTGGAAGCGCCACGCAGAGACATATGTGCAGACATACGGTGCTGCACAGTCATTCAAACAAGCCGAAACCGCAATAAAGAAGCTGGTACCGCACGATGCCTCACAGGCGTCTGGCAACGGCATCAGTGTGCGTGTGGCAAAGAACAACTCAAAGAGGATTGATATTGATGAGTGAATTAGCGAAGGCGTTGCTCGATTACCAGAAAGCTACCAGCGGGTTCCAAGCCGACAAGAAAGGCAACCGCAGTCAGTATGCCTCAATCGGTGCTGTCATCAACAACGTCAAACAGGCCAATGCTTTTGGTCTGACCTTTACGCAGGAAGTGGACTTTGAAGACGACACGATGTTTGTGCGAACTGTGCTGATGCACGTCAGCGGCGAAGCGCGCATGTCTCGTTATCCCATCTTTGTCGATGACAAGACCAACAGCCAGAAGATTGGCGGCGCAATCACTTACGCCAAGCGTTACGCCCTCGCCAGCATCTTTGGCACCGAAAAGGGTGTTGAGGACGCTGATGACGACGGCGAAAGCAATGGCCTTATCAACGACGCCCCAAAACAGGTTCCTCCGCAGCCCGAAGAACAATCATCTGCATCAGTCTCCCTGTCGGATGGTTCGGGCCACTTGGCTGGCGATGGGCTTCAACCTGTCGCCAGCCCTCTTTTACCGTTGATCGTGGCAGCGCCAGTAGAACGGTTGAAAGATATGTTGGAGCAAGCAGATTTGAAGACGCTGGAAGCAGCCTTCAAGCAACGTGGCGGCATAAAGCAAGACAAAGAAGCCGTCTCATTATTTGGAAACAGAAAGAGAGAATTGGTAAATGGCTGAAGAACAGCAACGCCCTAAGTTTGGGCAAGACGAACTTACAGTGTCAATCAACGACAAGCGCCCCGGCACTGGTGATGGGCAGAAGACAGAAGATTGGCACTCTGACTGGTCTGGCAGGCTCGTCGTTGGCGGTAAGACTTATTACGCCAACCTGTACCAAAAGAACGACGGGTGGATTGCGGGCAAGCTGAAAGAAGCGCCGCAGAAGAAAGAAGAAGACGCAGACGAAATCCCGTTTTGACTGTGAAGCACCCAATCCTTGCCGTCATTAGTCCAGAAGGCATGACGCTTGTGATTGGGCGCACCCAGGCGCGGCTTCCCATGACGCCGCAGATGATGCGGTGGAAGGCGATTGAGTTACTGAAATATGCGGAAGAAGCAGAGCGCCAACAAGAAGCCGATAGCGGCGAACAAGACGGATAAATGCACGCAATGTGGCGAGACGTTCAACTGGCGATTTCAAGGAGTGGCAAATGGAGCGGGTGAATACTTCTGCGGGCCAGAATGTCACCGCCGATACTACGAGGACGGCGAAGCATGGAACAATTTGTAGAAGGCAGAAAAGGCTTAGTAAACCACGGCTACGTCGAACTGCGCGCTGTCATCTGCGTCAACGGCAAAGAGACAGAGTTGCACATGAGCAACATCTACGATCCGACATGGATGATATCGGCGTGCGATCAAGAAACGAAGGACGCTGTGCTTCCAGTAGCACGCAGAATTTACGACGCCGTATTCGGCCTGCAAACGTATCGGTGATTGAGATTGGCGATGGCACTTTCCAACGCCGCATAGATTTAGGTTTGTGTCCGCGATGCGCTACCGCATTTGATGGCCTGCACTGCGGTACATGCCAGTTGACCATCAGTACAGTGAATGGAGAGAAATGATGAAAAAATCGCGTAAATGGAGCGAGGAGCGCCGCAAGGCTCACAGCCTGCATATGAAGGCGTACCACGCTCGTCGTAAGAGTGAGAGCATAGCGCCGTCGCAGCCAGAGCCAAGCTTATGGCAGCGCCTTATGGCAATGGTGTTTGGGTCAGGCAGAAAGGGCGGCAGCAATGCAAAGACTTAATGCAGGGAACACACTCGAATCTGAATTGAAAAGATGGGGCGCGGATAACCCAGACAAAGGCTTAGTCACAGCTTATGCAAAGTCACTGTCTGATAGTGCGATTAAAAAGTTGCGGGCTACTTTTCGCAAAGAACTTCGCAAGAAACAGCGCGTATGTCAGATCACAGGATCACGCATTAATTTGGTTGCCAGTCACATAAAGCCTTTGCGCCACTGCGTTAGCGAAGAAGAAGCACTGCACCCTTCTAATGGCTTGCTGCTTCGCGGCGACCACGATCAGTTGTTTGACAAAGGTTTCGTATCATTTGACCAGACCGATTGCTTAATCATTTCATCCAAAATTGGTGAGGCGCTTGGCACAATTTATACAGAACAACTCATCATAGCTTTTGGAGAGGAATGGATCAGGTCATGGCAGAACGGCGGCAGTAAATGCAAAATACCGCCGGTATATGTGCCGCCTAAACTGTCATACCCGAAGGGCAGCTTCCAAGCGCGGCACCACCGACAAAGCCGCAAGCCTTATCTGGAAGCGGCTAGGCTACGCAGCGAGTTTATGGACTATCACCGCCGTCATGTGTTTAAGCACCCGGCTCTTGGCCTTACATCACATAACGACAACGCTTAGAGGCAAAGCGATGACCGATTTCTACACACCGCAGGAACTAGCTGACCGTTGGAAGGTTTCAGCAAAGACGGTCCTGCGGATGACCGAATCTGGCGATCTTGCCAGTATCAGAGTGGGTAAAAAAATAAGAATACCAGCCCACGCATTATCAGCAGTCGAAGGAGACACGACATGCACAACTACCAACTCAAGCGGCGAAAGGGCCGCGATACATGGCACATATATTGGAAGCAAGACGGTGAAAGCCAGTGGGCATCAACTGGCACGTCAGATGAGGCGTTTGCAACCACGTTCCTAGAAACATTCAAGAGACTTCAACAAACGCATGAGTATGTGAACGTAGGTGAAATCTTGCATCAATTCACGGTGCGGGATTACAAGCCACGCGCAGTCTCAATGTCACGGCACAACTCTATACTCAACCAGCTTGAGCCGCTTCGCGATTGCAACCCGCTGGATCACGAAAGCTTTGAAGATGCTGTGTACGAATGGAAGCAAGACCGACTAGCAAATGTGTCAGAGGTGACAATGGCACGCGAAATGGCAGTGCTGATTGCAGCTATAAATTGGGCTGCTGATCGTGAGCGGGGAAGGATGATACGCGGCGTGCCGTACATACCTAAGAACAGGTACCAAAAAGTAGCGCGTATAAGGTGGCTGGATACAGAAGAACGCACACGGCTGCTACAGGCGTTGCCCCAGCAACCCTTGCATCTGCGCCTTGCTGTCGGCATCGCAATATCCACGGCAGCACGAAAGTCAGCCATATTGGAATTGCAAAAGCATCAGATCAAATGGGGGGAAGGTCAGATTGATTTCCATGCCCCTGCTGACGGCAGGAAGCGTAAGGCCAGAAGGGTGTGTGATATCACCGGCATGGTGGAGCCGTGGCTGCGAAAGGCGTTTGATGCCTCACAGACAGGCTATATCATAGAGAAAAACGGTAGGGCCGTGAGGGACATCCACACAGAGTTTAAGGCAATGTGTAACAGCCTAGAACTGGTGAACTTTCGCTTCCACGATCTACGCTCGACGTGGGCGGCTGGTGCTGCTTTGGACGGCGTTCCGATGGAGCAAATACGCGATGCGCTTGGTCACTCGACAGTGAAAATCACTGAACAGCACTACGCGCAAATCCATCCTGATTATCGTGAGAAAGCACGCGAATATGCCAAACGGACCTATGCGTCCGATGTGACCGTTATGCGGTGACAAACTAAAATTAAGCCATTGATTTACTTACTTTTCTAAGGCACTCTCTCCGCCATTAGATTGTAAGTATTTCAATG